AGAAGAGGCTTAGTGGCATATTTATTAGAAAACTAAAAAACTATGAAAGTAGCAATTAAAGGCGTTATCGTCTTATTTTTATTGGCCTCCATTTGGTTAATTTTTAAAGAGTTTGATGGTGTTAGATTCAAAACAGAGTCTTACGAACGCGCAATCGATTCTTTAGCATTTCAAATTGATTCTTTACACGGTCAAAATGATAGTTTAGAAACGACTATCCAAACTGTAGAAAAAGAGAACTTCGTTTTAGAGCAAAAGACTAAAACTTTAACTGGAAAAATAAAAGATCTAAAAGAAGACAAATCAGAATTAGAGGCTGCAGCAAAAATGAGACCTCACGAAGTAGATAGTTTCTTTGTTGCAAGATATAAAGAACAATACAAAATTCCTACAAAAGACACAACTATTTTACCAGCGCCAGTTTCAAAAGCAGTCGTAGTTGACTTGTTGGATTTTGATAGAACAAAGAATATTGTTTTAAATCAAGACAGCTTAATCACTAACTTAGAATCTACAGTAAATGGTAAAGATAAAGTAATTGTAACCTTAAGAACTAAAGAGGGCAATTACGAATCAATCATACAAAAGCAAGTTCAACAGCAAGACAACTATAAAATTATGGTTGAAGGCTTGAAAAGCGACATTAAAAAGTTGGATAGAAAAAATAAAATCAATAAGCTTACTAAATTTGGAATGGGTTTTCTAATCCTTGGTCTTGCAGTAACGCATAAATAATGGCAGACAGTCAGATCGATATAAAAGAAAGGATCAAGCAAGAGTTTATAACTTGCGCCAAAGATCCTGTGTATTTCATGAAGAAGTACTACATGATCCAGCACCCACAAAGAGGTAGAATGCTCTTCGATCTTTATCCTTTCCAAGAGAAGGTATTAACCTTATTTCAAAAGTACCCCGAATCCATAATCAATAAGTCAAGACAGTTGGGTATCTCTACTCTAGTGTCCGCTTACTCTTTATGGATGATGATATTTTCAAAAGATAAGAACGTTCTTGTAATTGCAACCAAGCAGGACACTGCAAAGAACATGGTTACAAAAGTTAGATTCGCTTACGATAATCTTCCAAACTGGATGAAGATCGGAGCTGCAGCAACTTCTAACAACGCGTTAAGTTTAAGGTTAACAAACGGTTCTCAAATAAAAGCTGTATCGGCAGCCGGTGACTCAGGTCGTTCGGAAGCCGTATCTTTACTGGTGATTGATGAGGCAGCGTTTATCGATAATATTGAAACCATCTACACTGCGGCTAAGATGACCTTGGCAACCGGAGGTGGATGCATAGCATTATCTACTCCTAACGGTGTTGGTAACTGGTTCCATAAATCTTACACAGAAGCTCAATTACAAAAGAATAGCTTTTTACCTATTTCGTTACCTTGGAACGTGCATCCTGAAAGAGCACAAGATTGGAGAGACAAGCAAGACAAAGATTTGGGAGAAAGAATGGCCGCTCAAGAGTGTGATTGTGACTTTGCAACCTCTGGTAATACAGTAATTCCTCCAGAAATTTTAACCTGGTACGAGGCCAATATGATATCAGAGCCAATCAATAGAGAAGGCCAAGAAAAAGCCTTATGGATTTGGAAATATCCAGAACCCACCAAGTTTTATATGGTAGTTGCCGATGTAGCGAGGGGAGACAGTTTGGACTACTCTGCTTATCATGTTATAGATATAGATAGTTTAGAACAAGTAGCTGAATTCAAAGCCCAGACTGATACCAGGATATTTACAAACGAGCTTATAGCAATATCAACAAGATACAATCAAGCCTTATTAGTAATTGAAAATGCCAATATCGGTTGGGATGTAGTTCAAGGCGTGGTGGAGAGCGGATACTCAAATATACACTTTAGTCATAGATCAGATAGTAATGCAGATCTTAATAGTTACTTACAAGTTCATTACGGAAATTCTACTCTAATCCCAGGATTCACAATGAGTACAAAGGTTAGACCTTCCATACTAGAAAAAATGAGAGATTTCGTAGAAAATAAGACGGTAATCATAAGATCAATTAGACTATTAGAGGAGCTTCGCGTATTTATATGGAAGAATGGTAAGCAACAAGCCATGTCAGGGTACAATGATGACCTTGTAATGGCTTTTTCAATAGGAATGTACTTGAGAGAGACTTCTTTGAGATTCAAAAGAACGGCGCACAGTTTAACAGAAGCCACTTTGAACTCTTATACAAAAGTTGGAGACGATAGTCCAATGTATAATTCTTATGGAAATTACGGTGAAAATCCATGGCAGCAAGAGATTGCAACTCCAATGGGAAAAACAAACGAAGATTTAACTTGGCTTTTATAATAACATAATATGGCAGAAAAAAAACAAGACAATCTATTTTCGGCGTTAAGGAGATTATTTTCCACCGACGTCATTATTAGAGATTCAGGAGGAAAAAATCTAAACGTAATAGATACAGAACATATTCAGACTTCTGGTGTGATTCAAACTAATTCGTTGATCGATAGATTTCACAAAGTATACACTACTTCTACGGCTTATGGAGTTAACCTTAATTTGGCTCAGAACTACCAATCAGCTCGTGTACAAATTTATGCTGATTACGACGCAATGGATACAGACGCTATCATCGCTTCTGCGTTAGATATCATTGCAGACGAGTGTACTTTAAAGAACGATCAAGGCCAAGTATTAAACATTACGTCTGCTGACGAAAACATTCAAAACTTATTAGAAAACCTATTCTATTCAGTTTTAAATATAGAATTTAACCTATGGTCATGGATTAGAAACATGTGTAAGTACGGTGATTTCTATTTAAAATTAGAGATTGCAGAAAAGTACGGAGTTTATAACGTAATTCCATTCTCTGCTTATAATATCGTTAGACAAGAGGGATTCAATCCTAAAAATCCAAACGAAGTAAGATTCAAATTTGATCCTAATGCTGCTATCAGTTCAACAACTGGATATTCATCAGCATATAACAATCAAGATCCAGGAATTTGGTTTGATTTATACGAAATGGCTCACTTTAGATTCATTGGTGACGTAAACTATTTACCTTACGGTAGATCTTATTTGGAACCAGCTAGAAAGCTATTCAAGCAATATACTTTAATCGAAGATGCGATGTTGATTCATAGAATTACTCGTGCCCCAGAAAGAAGAACATTTTATGTTAACGTAGGAGCTATTCCGCCAAACGAGGTAGAGAACTACATTCAACGTATGATCGGTAAGATGAAGAAAACTCCGCTTATCGACGCTAACACTGGTCAATATAACATGAAGTTCAACCAACAAAACTTATTGGAAGACTTCTTTATACCAGTTAGAGGTAATGATCAATCAACTAGAATTGATACCGCAAAAGGTCTTGAGTACAATGCAATTGAAGACGTTCAATACTTTAGAGAGAAATTATTTGCAGCGTTAAAGATTCCTAAAGCTTTCATGGGATACGAAAAGGACTTAACTGGTAAAGCAACTTTAGCGGCTGAAGACATTCGTTTTGCGAGAACAATTGAGAGAATCCAAAGAATTATAATATCTGAGTTAAAGAAAGTGGCATTGGTTCACTTGTACGCACATGGATACACAAACGAGTCAATTACCAACTTTGATATTCGTTTGACCAATCCTTCTATCATATACGAGCAAGAGAGAATTGCTATGATGAAAGAGAAGATAGATCTTGCAAATCAAGCAATGGAAAACTCTTCTTTACCAAGAGATTATATATGGAAGAACGTATTTAATATCTCTGAGGACGAATTCGATGAGCTAGATGATCTTATTGTTGAGGACCAAAAGCGTAAGTTTAGATACGCCCAGATCGCAGAGGAAGGTAACGATCCAGCTGAAACAGGTCAAGCATTCGGCACTCCTCACCAAATAGCTAGTCTATACGGCGGTAAAGGTGATGGAGCTTTGGAAGTTCCTAGAGGCTACGACGAAACCAATCCAAACGAACCAAGAAAGGTACCAGGAAGACCTGAAAAGTACAAATCTATATACGGAACTGACGAATCTCCATTTGGAAGAGGCGGAGTTTACGACATGGACAATCAGAATGCAGAAACCAAAGAAGATAAAACCGGGGTTAGTTTTAAAGGCGGAGCTTTGAACATGGAGAGCACAAAAGCTATCTATTTTCAAAATAAAAACTCAATAGAACAGATGTTTGCTAAGCAAAACGCTAGAAAGACTCAACTTTTCGAACAATCTAGTCTATTAAGTGAAGACAACATTATTGAGAACCTAGATTAGAATATTTAGATATTTATTAGCAAGCCTATCAAAATAGCTATGGCAATTAAACACTCAAAATACCGCAATACGGGTATTTTATTTGAACTCTTAGTAAGACAAACGACAGCGGACCTGTTAAACAACCAGGACTCTAAAGCCGTTAAGATTCTTAAAAAGCACTTTACCAATACTGAATTGGGAAAAGAGTACAGCATGTACAGTGCTTTCGTAACCAGTCCAAAACTCTCAGAAGCGAAGGCCGAGATTCTAATTTCAACCATTATAGAACAATACAAGAAATTAAACCACGAAACACTCAGCAAAGCAAAGTATAACCTAATCAAAGAAATTAAGAAACACTATAACCTAGAAGATTTTTTTAAAGCAAAGATAGAGAATTATAAGCCTTACGCTTCTGTATATACAATATTCGAATCACAAAATAGTCCAGTATCAGACACAAAGCAGATCGTTTTAAATAAGATCAATTTGTTAGAGCATTTAAGTTTAGAATCAATAAAGAACGTAGAAGCTTCTCAAGCTATGGTTCAAGAATTGATGCAAGAGGACAAAGAGATTAGAATTTTAACTTATAAATTACTAGTAGAAAAGTTCAATAAAAAATATCAAGATCTTTCAGATAGACAAAAATTAGTATTAAAAGAATATGTTGCTAGTATTAGCGACTCTACTAATTTAAGAACTTTTTTAAACTCAAAAATAAAAGAAATTAAATTGGAGTTAACCGAAGAAATTTCTAAAGTAGCAGATAAAGTTACCAAAATTAAAGCTCAAGAAGTTTTAAAATTCGTAAAACCTTTAAAAGAGGGTATTACGATTAAAGACGAAACTCTTACGGGTATTTTACAGTACTACGATTTAATAGACGAGTTAAAAAGCGCTTCTAAATAATGAAGAAACCTTTCAATAATCAATTTGCTACTCAGAGACTAAGAAACGAAGACAGCGTAACTGGAGGAAATGCTCCTGCAAATACGGCTTCTACATTCAAAGCAGGAGACGGTATGGAGTACGCTACTACTAAAGCCTTCAAAAAGAAAACTGAAGTAAAAGACGTAGAACCAAAATATGCAGCTGGTAAAGCTAATAACTACGTAGCAAAAAAATGGGGTTGGAAACCTGCACCATCTATTCCTAATAGACCATCTAAAGGCGGATTCCAATATAAGCAAATGTTCGAAGATATAGAGGAAGGCACTCTACAACCTGTGGATACTTCTAAAGACTCCTTGTCTCCAATGGAATATCAGCAAGCGCAACATTACGAGAACTTCAACGAAAACGATTGGACTTTTGACGACGTGTCCAAAAGATATATCAAAAAACAAGCCGATACTAGTGCTGCACCGGTAAATGAGGCTCTAACGTACAACAAGTTTAAAAGAGAAGCCGCAACAAGACCTAATAAAGATGCTTTACACGAAGCATTAAAATCAATAAACAAAAAGTTACACGAAATAAACAGGTTAATGGAATACTCTACCAACATGAGAATGGAATTGGAAGAGGATTATAGTCCAAGAACTGGTAAGGTTGTGAATAAGCTAGAAAAGCAACTAGCCGAAATTTACAAAAAGGTTAAAAGTTTAAAGTAATATGGCAAAAATAAAGTCAGCAGGAAGCAGTCAAAAATTAGTTTTCGGAAAAAGAAAATCAGGTCAACCTGGCGGCAAAAAAAGTTTTAACAAACACAGTCCAAGACCAAAAGCCTATCAAGGTCAAGGAAGATAATATTTATCAGTATGACAACAGCAATTTTATTCAAGAAACACAGAGCAGGAGAAATCAGCCGTGAAAAATTCTTATACGAAGTTAGAAGGGACGAATTATTACCTTTTATTACCAATATGACTTCTTACGATGATTCTATTAAGATCCTTAAAAACAAAGGAATTGTTAAAGAAGCATCAGCCGCAGATAACATTCATCCTTACGCTTTAAAAAAAGGTATTGAAGCTGAATTATTAAAGGGCGGAGAACTTACTAATCTTGCTTACGCAAAAGCTACCGCAACAGCTACTAAGAAATTAGCAAAAGATCCAACTGCTTACGACGACTTACAAATTTCTAACTCAGCAAAGATCAAAAAAGCCGATGCTAAACTAGGCATGACCCCAGTTAAAGGCGAAAATTTTGTAGACAAAAACAACGGAATGAAGAAAATCAAAGGTTTTCATCCAGCGAAATCAAACACAAAATCTTCTAAAAAAGAGAATAAAAAGGGCAATCCAAAAGGCGTTAAGATCATGAAAGAATCGACTCAATTGGATATCTTAAAAGATCTTCTTAAAAAAAAAGTTGAGTTAACTGAAGATATGCATCACTCTTATGGAATGGGCCAAGAGGTTCCATTACCTGATGAGGACATTAAACAATTTAAAACTCAAAACGGAATTGTAAAAGATATTGTTGGTGGTACTTTAGAAATAGAAATACAAAGAGAAGGAGAAGAGCCTTTAATTATAAATAGACAAACCAACGTAATAGACAAAGCGAAAGAGTTGGCTTCTACAAAATCTCAAGAAAAAGACAAAGAAGCAAGAGATAATATGTGGTCAGATTGGGACAAAAGAGGAGAAAAAACATTCGCAGGAGTTGTAGATTTTCCTTCTAAAATAGATGCAGATCGCCAAAAGAAAACGCTTGGATTGGTTGAAAAATTAAGAAAAGCTTTAGGTCTGGATAAAAAGAAAAAAGAAATAGAAGAAGCGGATATTATAAAAGGCAAAACTCCTCAAGGCCAAGAAGTTACTTTAGATGTAGTTGCAACTGGAAAGGGAATGCCTGCAGTTCAAAATTACAAAAAAAAGGGAATTAAAACCGCAACTTCAACAACTGTATCATAATGGCAAAACAATTACTTATAGAGACTGCTTACTTTACTCCTACAGTTTCATTGAATGAGAGTAAAAGACACACTAACGGTAACCTAATAGTTAGCGGACAAGTGCAAGCATGCGATAAGCCAAACGCCAATAAAAGAATATACCCTTACGAAGTGCTATTTACGCAAGTAGAAAAGTACATGAACGGGCCAATCAGAGAAAATAGAGCTTTGGGAGAATTAGATCACCCAGAATCTACCATTATCAACTTAAAGAACGTTAGTCACAACATCGTTAAACTTTGGTGGCAAGACAAAGATCTTTACGGTCAAATAGAAATTTTACCTACACCATCAGGAAATATTCTTACCCAACTTTTTGCAAATAACATTACTGTTGGCATCTCTTCAAGAGCTTTAGGCTCCGTTATTCCTATCGGAGAAGGCTTAGTTCAAGTAGAAGATGACTTAGATCTTATTTGTTGGGACTTCGTATCTACCCCATCAACTTACGGAGCTTACATGAAGCCTGTTGGCACTCCAAACGCACAGGGTCTTCGAGAATCGGTCGATTTACAGATCGCTAATGCAAATAAGTATTCAAGAGCAAGTCGTCTTATTTCAGACATCATATGTTCCCAGAGCGGAATTTGCTGTTTGACCAAATAAAAATTTACGTTTTCGTGAAAATCTCCGTATTTATTGGTACATGCACCGCTTTTCTAGTGCGGTAGCTACTCGAATTTTATCTACATATTGCTTCCTACAATCTAATAAGCAATCAGAACACACATTATTCAATAACAAATGGAAAATTTGTACAAAGAGGCAATTGCTGACGCAAAAGCACTAAGAGCTAGCGCCATGGCTAACGCTAAAGCTGCATTAGAAGAAGCATTTGAACCTAAATTAAAAGAAATGTTCCGCAAAACCGTTGAAGAAGCTGCTGACGAAATGGACGAAGCTGAAGAAATGGACGAAGCGAAACACAAAGTCGAGGAAAAGAAGCACAAAAAAGATGCTGAAGAACTTGACGAAGTTGAGGAAATGGACGAAGCTGAAGAAATGGACGAAGCCGAAGAAATGGACGAGGCTGAGGAAATGGACGAAGCTGAAGAAATGGACGAGACTGAAGAGATGGATGAAACCTCTCTTGAAGAAATCTTAGGTGAACTTGAAGCATTAGCTAACGAAGGTGCAGACCACGAAGGCGAAATGGAAGAGGGCACAGAAGAAATGGAATACGAAGCTAAATCCGAAGAGGATGGCGAAGAAGACAGCGAAGAAGACATGGAAGATCACGAAGCTGGCGAAACTGAAGGAGAAGAAGACGAAGAAAAAGTCATCACTATCACTTTAGGTCAATTGAAAGATATCTTGTCTCCTTACCAAGCTGACGAAGAAGGCGCTGAACACGCTGATGGCGAAGAAGTAACTGACGACATCAACTTAGACGAAATCTTTGCTGAATTAGAAGAAGCCTCTAAAGAAAAAGTTGAAGAGAAAAAAGAAGAAATGGAAGAAGGTAAAGATGAAATGGAAGAAAATAAAAATTACATTTCTCAAGTAGGAAAATCTCTTCCAGGCAGTGATGCTATGAATAGTATTGATCCTAATCCTAGCACTGTTCAAAAATTGAAAGAAGCTAACCAAACAATTGGTTACTTACAAACTCAATTGAAAGAAGTTAACTTATTAAATGCTAAGTACTTATTCATGAACAAATTGTTCAAAGGCAAATCATTAACTGAATCTCAAAAATTAAAAGCTATCAACGCTTTCGATAGAGCTACTACAGTTAAAGAAGTTAAGAACACATTTGCTACATTAAGCGAATCTTTCTCTTCAATTAAGAAAAAATCAATAAACGAAGGTTTTGCATCACAAGCAGCTGGTATTGCGCCTAAGCAGACACAAACGATCGAATCAGATCCGTTTATCTCTAGAATGCAAGTATTAGCTGGTATTAACAAAAAATAAAAATTAAATTCCATAACAAATGGCAAACTTAGTACAATCATTATTAAATGAGTCTGCTCAGAACGCTCAACAAGCTCAGTTTACTGTAGCTCAGAAGCTTTCTAAGAAGTGGGCAAAATCTGGCCTTTTAGAAGGTATAGATGGCAACGATCAAGCTAACATGGCTATGATCTTAGAAAACCAAGCTAAGCAATTAGTAGTTGAGTCTTCTCAAACAGGTGGTGGTATCACAACCGGTGCTACTTTCACTCCTGGTACTGGTGAACAATGGGCTGGTGTAGCTTTACCTTTAGTTCGTAAGATCTTCGGTCAAATCGCTGCAAAAGAGTTCGTTTCTGTTCAACCAATGAACTTACCTGCTGGCTTAGTATTCTATTTAGATTTCCAATACGGAAACACTAAAGATCCTTTCACTGCTGGTAACTCTTTATACGGTACTCAAACAGCTAACTTCGGTAATGCTGCTGCTGGTGCTTTATACGGTTCTGGTAAATTCGGATATTCTTTAAACCAATTCTCTGTATCTGCTTCTGCAGTAACTATCGCTTCAGCTTCTTTTGCTGATGTTGATTATAATTCAGATTATTCGGCTTCTATCTATTTCACGACTAACGATCCTACCGCTTCAAACGTTTTAAGAAAATTATCTTTTGCTACTTCTTCTTTAACTAACTTTGATATCAACGCGGTTCGTTCTTTCATCGTGACAACTGGTTCTAGCGCTGCTGCAACAACTTTCTTATCTCCAGACAAGACTTTACAAGCATTCACTCAAGTGGTTGGTGGTAACATCGTCTTCATCGTATCTGGTTCTCAATTGCAATCAACTGGTTCAGTAGGTTCTACATTCAACATTGAATACGGTAAAGCAACAGACTTTAACGTAAGAGGTGACTTCGAAGATAGAACTGCTACTCAAGGTTTCTCTGTTCCTAACGCTGCTTCTGCTACTTCAATCGTTATCCCTGAGATTAACGTTCAAATGAAGTCTCAAACAATCAGTGCTAAAACAAGAAAATTGAAAGCACAATGGACTCCAGAATTTGCACAAGATTTGAATGCTTACCATTCTTTAGATGCTGAAGCTGAATTAACAGGTTTATTATCTGAGTACATCTCTTTAGAGATTGATTTAGAAGTATTAGATATGTTAATCCAAAATGCTCCAACAGTTGAATATTGGTCAGCTAGAGTTGGTAATACTTTAACTGCAGGTGCTGCGGCTCCAACCTATAACACTGCTGGTTTGTATTACAACCAAATGACTTGGTTCCAAACTATTGGTATTAAGTTACAAAAAGTTTCTAATATCATCCACCAAAGAACAATGCGCGGTGGAGCTAATTTCATGGTAGTTTCTCCAGCAGTAGCTACAATCTTGGAATCAATCCCAGGATTTGCAGCTGATACTGACGGTGCAGCAGATACAATGAAATATGCTTTCGGCGTTCAGAAAGTAGGTGCTTTA